TTAGCACTTCGTCCGGGTGCAATGGCTGAAGACAAGACGTTACCATTCGAGCAAATCTTGATTAACTATTTATTAGAATTACACGCGTTCGAATTAGAAAAATTAATCTGGCAAGGTAACAAAGCGAGTGGTTCAGGGAACTTGGCGTTCATGAATGGATTCAATCAATTCTTAACTGTTGCAAACGGTTGTGTTGACTTGAATACTTCAGGTGCGACGTCAATCGACGCAACCAACGCTTTTGATATTTTCTACGAAGCGTTTACAAACACACCGTCGAACATCGCTGAAGGACAAGATTTCATTTGTTTTACTGGTCGCGAGAATTTCAACTTCTTATTGAAGAACTTGGTTGACTTGAATCTTTACAACTACAATCCGACACAAATCGCGACATTGAGCGAATTGCTTTTACCGGGAACAAACATGAGAGTAGTTAAAGTAAACGGATTGAATGGAACGACAAAGATATACACTGGTCGCGCTTCACATTTCTTCTTCGGAACTGACCTTTCAAGTGACTTCGAATCTTACGATTTATGGTATTCTTTCGATGACGATGTGATTTATTTACGTTCAAAATTCCGCGCTGGTGTTCAAGTACCATTCTTGAATCAAGTCGGAACATTCGAAGGACTATAATCAACAAAATTAACGGCGCGTTTCGGCGCGCCATTTGTTAAACAAAAAAAAATAAAAATAATATGTCTTGTAACATGACCACCGGGTACAACGATAGAACGTGTACCAACGGGAAAGGCGGAATCAAATCGGTGTTGTTGTTTCCTTTAGGGGCAACTTCAGGTGCGGTTGTTTCGGCTTCAAACGAATTGACTTCATTGACGGTAACTGGTGAAACATTCCTTTACAAATTAAAGTCAAACTTATCAAGCTATACAGCACCAGTTCGTGTTGACAAAAACAACGGGACGTTGTGGTATGAACACGAATTGTCAATGATCCTTGCGAGCGATTCAAAAGAATTGCGTCAAGAAATTCACTTGCTTGCACAAAACGAATGTGTTTGTTTGGTTGAAAACGCTGACGGAACAATCGTGGCGCTTGGTCTTGGTGAAGGTCTTCAGGTTGCTGACGCAAACGAATACACTTCAGGTGTGTTGAAAAGCGACCGAAAAGGTCACGTGATTGTAATGCGTGGAATGGAAAACGACGAAGTTCCAGACGTTAATTCAACGCTTTACACTACATTGTTAGGTCAACAATCACCTTCAATCTAATTTTAACTACCACAATTTTAAGGGGATGGGCGTTGTCCCGTCCCTTTTTTTTGTTTAATTTAGTCGCATGGAATTAAAAAAAGAATTTATCGGTTGCAAATGTTGGTCACCAGTCATGCAACGATACGTCAAAATTGAAGCTGACAAAGGTGAACTTTATTTGTCACTTGGAATTTTGGACATTTACGAATTTGAAAAACCGAACCTTGTAAAAAAAGACAATGTTAAAAATACAAAGAAACGGAACAACACCGCTGGTGGTGACGGTGACGGAACTGACAACAATTCCGAATCCGAACTATTTATTTGAATTCATTCATGAACAATCGTTTAACACGCAAACGTGTGTCTTGACGAACATTTCACAAGGAATTCCACGATACGATGAATTCGTGTTGATTGACGGCGTTGATGTTACTTTCATTTACGACGGCTTTTACATTTATAACATTTACCAACAATCTTCACCAGCGAATCTTGATCCAGCGCAATCACAAGGACTTGTCGAAACGGGACGCGCTCATGTGATTGAAGCTGATTCACCGTCTTACGAATACGATTCACCGATTTATTTCAACATATATGAATAACAAAATTACGTCTTTGTCATTTCGCAAGGACTTTCAAAAACCTGAAGAAGAAAAAGACCGTTCACTCGGATTCGTGAAATGGGGAAAAAAGAATGACTATCCATTTTTTTTGGCTGACCTTTACAACGGTTCAGCTTATCACCAAGGAATAATAAAAAATAAAACTTTTTACATTGCTGGTGGTGGTCTTCAAATCGTTTCAGGAATGGTTCAACCATTCATCGACAACAAATGGTCGGACTTCGACATGAACGAAATCGCTGAACGAATGGCGTTCGACCAAGAATTGTTTGGTGGCTTTGCAATCAAAGGAACTTGGAACAAGGAACAAACGAAGGTTGTGTTGTGGGAACACATTCCGATTGACATGATTCGTTCATCGGTTGATGAAAGAACCTATTTCATTTCGGATGACTGGACGGCGTTGAATCAATCACCTGAAAAAACGAACCTTCGAATTTTACCAGCTTACGACAAGGACAACCGAACTGGTTCGTTCATTTTGTACTATAAAGAACCGCACCTGAAAGGTCGAAAAGAATTAGGTGTTTATCCGAAGCCGTCTTATTATGGCGGAATCACGGCGATTCAAACCGACGTGGACATTTCAAAGTTCCACATGTACGAATTGCAAAATGGATTCAAATCCGGGACGCTTGTCAACTTTCCTTCAGGTTATCCAGAAACAACCGAAGAATTGAATCGACTGAAAGAAAATGTCAAAGGTCGTTCGCAATCCGTCGAAGACGCTGGTGAAATCATTTTGACATTCTCAAATGGACGCGACGAAGCACCTGAAGTGTTGTCGTTGAATGGCAACAACCTTGACCAAAGATATTTAGCGACCGAAAAAAGCGTTCAACAAAACATTCTTGTGGCGCATGCAATCACTTCACCACAATTGTTCGGTGTTCGTCTTGAAGGTTCATTCAATTCAGCGGAAAGCGGTGATTTATTCAACATTTTCAAATCGACTTATGTGAACACAAAGCAAAGACGAATTGAATGGATGTTGAATTTAATGCTTGAACTTGGCGGTTATGTTGGTGAAGTTAAGCTTCGTGACGTTGATCCGTTACCACAAGACGCAACAATCGAACAAGCACCAACAACCGAAGGACAACCAGCAACCGAAGCTGTTGACGTTGCGAAAAGCGCGTTGAATGGCGCACAAATTGCTTCATTGATTGACGTGGTTGCGAAGATAAAAGAAGGAATCTTGACACCGAATTCAGCGTTGTCGATTGTGTTGGCTTCATTCCCTACAATTGACGAAAGAACCGCGCGTGAAATCGTTGGTGTTCCAGCGACCACGACACCGATTGTTCAATCATGTCACAATAATCAATTCAAGGACGACGAAATAAAGGTGTTCGAACAATTCGGTGAATCGAATGACAAGTTCATCGTGTTACATTCCGAACCGATTGCATGGGACACACCAAGCGAACAAGTGTTTTCACGAAGTCAACAATTATTCGACAAGGTTGGTGAAATTTCAGCGACGTTGACTGGTGCTGACAAGGACGTTTTGAAGCTACTTTCCGACGGTGAATCAAGCGAATCAATCGCGAAGGCGTTGAACACATCGATTGAAGACGTTGCGAAAAGAATTGAGACGCTTCGTGAACTTGAAATTCTCACGAAGGGGGGTGAAGTCAACACGCTGGGAAAGTCCGTAATTGAAAACATTGACATTCCTATTTCAAGGTTCGAAGTTAGGTACACTTATCGAACACGTCCGAATGTACCTGATCCGATAACGCAATCACGCGCGTTTTGTGTGAAGCTTATCGAATTGAATCGAAGTTATTCACGTCAAGATATTGACAACATTTCCGTTCGGGTTGACCGTGACGTGTGGAAATATCGTGGTGGTTGGTATACAAATCCAGACACACAAGTCACAACACCGTTTTGTCGTCACGAATGGATTCAACAACTTGTAATTGCACAATAAATATGAACTATCTACTTTCCGTCGAGAATCTTAAAAAACTTGGATTGATTCACCAAAACACCGACACGAAAATTCTCGCGGTTGCGATTCGTCGAAGTCAAGACATTCACGTTCAACCTGCGCTGGGCACACCTTTGTACAAAGCGTTATTGTTGCGCGTTCAAAACAATACATGGTCACCGACTTACCTGACATTGATGAATGATTACGTCGTTCCATGTTTGGTGGCGTATGTGGACTATCGTTGCGCGTTACTATTGAACGAAAAGCTGACGAACAAATCGGTCGGACGTGTGAACGACGAAAACATTTCCGCGAACAACACACCAGATACTTACGTGTTGCGTGACCAACTTTTGAAAGACGCACAATTCTACAAAGAACGTTTAATCGGTTTCTTAATGGACGACAACGGTGACAACTATCCAGAATACATTGATTGTTGTGGATCACCTTCGATGTGTCATGAAAAAGTAACAAAAGATAACACTGGTTATTCACCGCTTAATTGGATCATATGAACAAACGGTTCACACCAAGCAAAAAAGACATTG